TTGGCATAGTCCGGGGTGGTGCCTACAGCTAATCCGTTCTTGGTATAGTTTGTCACCTTCGCTGGAGTTGCAGCTGTCATGGCCTGCACTACGGCATTGTCAACGGCTTTAATGCTTCCATAGACTCCGAATAGGGATACCACCAAATCTCGCATATCCTGCGGGCTGATCTCGCCGGTGGAATTATCTACCAGGAGGGCGAGTAATTGAGCTCTGGTTCTTTTGCTATCAGCCATTGTCAGTTCCCCAGTTGAAATCCGGTGCTGAAGCCACTATTGAAAGCGGGTAACCGATCAATGGGTAGGTTCATTACCAGCCCGGCCTCAGCAAAGTTCCTCAGCGCCAGATGAATTCTTTTTGCTATCACGTCGTCATCAGCTCCCCGATCCGTGGGCAGCTCCTCGAAAACCACGTAGTTCGGCTTGGCCAGGAATTCGACTACGTAATTGTCCCCCACGGCGGGGCCTTTATCGGCCAGCCATGTGATGGTTGTTCCATCGAAGGTGAAATCTATATTCTCCCGGTAAAAAATTCCGTCCTTCGCAACCTGTGTGAGCCGGGTCACCTCGAATGCCCTGAGTCGATCCAAGGTCCCCCGTTTCAGGATTGCGTTATCCCGGCTGGCCCGGCCATCAATCACCATGACATCGCCACGTGATACCTTATCGTAGAGCCGCAGGTACTGGGTGTCTATCGTGTGGGGAATGTACCGATGGGGGTATTTAGCCGGGTTTAGATCGAAAACTAAATTTATCCCGTCGGCTGAATCCGGCGGTACGAATACGACACTGGAGCTGCTTCCGACCTTTAACGAGATCAGGCTAATATGCCCGGCCCCGTTGGGATCACCATCGGAACCGGATTCGTAGGCGATCTCGCCCAGCCCGGCACTGTTGATGGCATAGATAATTTCGGCCACGCTCACGTCTGTATTGTCGGCGGCCTTCAGCGCACAGTTGATCCGGGTAGACGTTCCTCCATCGATCAGCACTTGGATATTGAATAAGCTGGACAGGTCTACTCCGGCACTCAGGTCCGGCCCGGTAACTATGGCGTGATGACTGATCTGGAGCCGGGGGATCGTGATCTGGCAACCGCCTTGCAGGATCATCCCGGCCTTTTGGCTCACCCGGCGCATATCGATGGATGTCCTTAGCAAGTTGTACTCCACCACCGATTTATAGAGATAGCCGTTTATGCAGCTATCCCCCGGATCGAATCCCCCATGATTCGCGCCTACGCAATCACAGAGGCGGCCCTCGTAATAGAGAACCTTAATGCTCATTTCATTAATGAGCTTGGCGGTCTCGGTTGCTATGGTCAGAGATACGGACATCAGGCTTGCCCCATGAAGTTCCGCATATCGGTATCGAAGCCTATCTCAATCAGGCGCACTACCGCTGGTTCAATCTCGATGGCCGTCTTCCGGGCAAGGTTCTTCGGCGGTGTTCCAGGATGCAGCCAGCCCGTGCTGTCCTCGTGCATTACCCGGAAGGTCATATAGGTGTGCTGGCCGGTACTGCTGTCCCGTGGGAATCGCACCATACCAGCGTAGGGACTGGATTTCCAGTGTGGCCGCCGGTTGGTCTGATCCAATCCTGCGGCAGCTAAGTCACTGGCTTTCAATTTTCCCCCCCAATGATAGGTATAGCGGATTGCATTCCTGTACCCGGCAGCGGGATTCGGGACCTTCATCCCGGTAAGCTGTCGGCTCGGAGCCTTTGACCTCATCATTGCGTAGATCGCTGGCGGCATGGTCTGGAGTGTGGCCCGGTTGGTTCCCCGGCCACCTTCATGGCTACCCGCGCTGGGGGTGCCATGCCGGAAGGGTATGATTAGGTATCTTTTGCCCTTGGCGGAAATTCTGACCTGTGCCGACGTGAAGAGCATTTTCTTCATGTCGTGCGCCGGTGTGCCATCCTCTATCCATTTGGCATGGGGAGCTGCGTTGATCACCGCCCCCGTGTAGATGTCATCCTCGTAGGGATATAGCAGCCCGTCCATGATCCCTTGGAGATAATCTCCCGTGGATCGCCTGAATGCCCCCGTGGTGTTGTCAATCCATCGCTGCTGAGCAAGCTGGGTAGCCTGCATCACAGCCATAGCAGTCGCCGGGAGCCGGTTGGCCCCCAGCGACTGCAAAGCGAAGATTACATCATCGACACGCTGGGTATCGACTTGCCCTGTAACGGTAAACATGGGCAGTTAGTCACCAACAGCGCCCGTAATGTCCTCGACGGCTGCTGCATCCACCGCTTGGATGCCCTCACCAAGGATACGCATCCTGAACAGGCTTTCGGTGACATCTGATCCGTCCGTGATGTCATCGGTCTGGGCCGTCCACGGGGCCTTAGCTCCGTTATCGATATACAGCACTCCCAGGACCACAAAGCGATTAGGCATTGCAGCGATCATTGCGTCAGCTGCGGCCTTCGCTGCTGTGAAGCTCGCGTATGCCATTAGTGATGCTGTGGTATCACCATCAACCGACTGGACATAGTGCGCTGTCCCGGCCAGATCGGTTATGATCAGCCATGCGCCCCACTTCAGGGTCGTGATGGTATCGACCAATGGGAAGGGCAGGGTCAAATCTGCCGCAACGGCGGCCAGTTGAACACCATTCACCTTGATTGTGGCTGCCCCGATACTCAGTTCTTCAGGCGTTGCGCTCACTGCACCTGTGGCAGCAGCGATTAGGCCGGTATCCCCCTGAACATCGTAATAGGTAGCTGCTGTGACCTGAGCATCGGAGGTTCTGGGCAGGTCTGTACCGATGGTAAAGCCACCACCGGCGGCTTCGATCACCAAGTAACCCACAACCACCGTGTTGGCCACCAGGGCTTGAGTGGCGAGTGCCAACAGAGCGAGCTCCGCCGACTCATAGGCCATCGTCCCTGTGCCACCGTTGGAATTGGTCGTGGTCAGAGCACCAAGTTTACTGACCTGTAAACGCCACGCACCGAATTTGGCTGCTGTAATGTCTTCGGCAGCTCCATCGAGCACAGCTTCTGCGGCACCTGAGAGCAGGTCGGCGGCTGCGGCTGCCAGAGTGGCTGGAGCCGAGGTACCGACTGCGGCACCCAGGACGGCATCACCTACATGCTGGTCATTAACGTAGTTGGTAGTCTGTGCTGGTACACCACCAGAGCCGCCTGCAAGAGCATCCGTTTGTGCAACCCAATCGTTTCCACCCGCTGCGTGTACGGTAACATAACCCAGCACTATTGCGCCGGATGCTGTAACAACGGCCAGATTGGTGATCGCGCCCGCTTCGGCTACGTCTTCAGCACCCCAATCGACATAGGTTGTGCCGTTGGCATCAATGCTTAGGATAGCGGCAGCCCAATATGCGTTTGTGCCAATCACTGTAGCCGATCCCGTATCGAAGTTCTGGTCCGTTGCAATTGTATATAGAAGACCAGCAACGATGATCTCGAAAGGATCACCATTTTTTATATCCATATTGGTGTCGATCTCGAAATTCGGGGGGGTGACACAGCGATTTAGCTCCCGCGACCGCATATCATTGAGCAACGTCTTGATGTCGGTGACGACAGTCTTCGTTGTCCCGTGGTCCGTCCGCAGCTCGTTCGCAATCGCTATGAGCTGTTCCGTCTTAGTGGCCAATCCCACATCCGCCGATGAATAGGTTTGCCCCCCGATTTGGAATCGGATGGGACCATTCATTCGGACCTTGGTCGTGGTCCCGATACCGAAGCCCACTCCCGGCATACCGGCGATGAGTTTGTTTTCGGTTACGGCGGCATCGCGCAGGTTATTGACCAGCGTAATGATCCGCTTGATTTTGTCACCAAAGCGCATATCCCGGAATGCTTTATTAATCTGGTGGGTGAGTCTATAAACGTCATTTCTTGGCATGATTGTAATCTCCCTTGTTTACTGATACCCATCGAGTATCAATCGTTTCAAATATCTGCCCTTGAATTCATCGATCCAGGCACGATCCTGTTCCTTGTACTCTTTCAGTGCTGCCGAGTGTTCCCCGAACGTGGCACTGGAGGTATAGGAAACCGAAGCACTGGCTCCATCGATAGATTTCGATTCCGAGGCTTTACCCCGGTGGACATCAAGATTTGGTAGCATATTCAGGGCTACCCGCCTTGCAACTGCATTTTTGATACTGGTCTTCTCGGCCAGATCAAGGTTATCGAAATCAAGTCCCGCCTGATAGGTATATAGGAAAAAGTCGGGTATGTAATGGGTGGCCCCCACCACCAGTCCAAGCATTGAACCGATGGTCAGGATCAGCCGGAAGGCGAAGCCTGATTCGCCCGTCCCGGCGTATGGGATCACTTTTATCATACCCTCTTTTGTATTCCCAACCTGCAACCATTCATCCGGGATCACGGCTAATTCCTGATCCTTGAGCATCAGCTTCATGCTGGTTACAGAGATCACCGGCGTATGGAAAAGCCTCTGGGTCCAGAACTTCTGATAGAGTGGCGTTTTATCGTAGTCGTGGTGCTCGTCGGTGATCGTGGTTGGCACGAAATAGGTCTTCGTGCGTCGTTGCAATTCATCCGTGGCAGCTTGAATCTGGGATCGGATCGTATCCCGAAAACTGGTCTCATAGGTTGCCGCGATTTCATCCTCGCTAACACCCCGGAGAAAGTTATCCATGACGAATGTGGGAGATACTAAATAGCGGTCGGTGCTCACGGTGGAGGCCACGACCGCATCTTCTGGATCGAACTTGGATTCCAATCTCACAACTAAACTGCTGAGCGTTGCCTCCCAATATTGGTAGGCATCGTCAGCAATCATGCTGCTGGAGAATGTTACATCGAGGTAATATCTTCCGCTGGAACTGTCGAGGCTGCAAACCTTCTGACTCAGATCGGCATCACCAGAATCCTGTAGGAAGGTTCCGGTGGGACCCACTATCGAAAGTTTTACAACATCGACACTCTCATCGGTCTCCAAGAAGACTCGATTAGTACTCCCGAGGAATAGTTTCTGCATAGGACCTTATTTTTTGAATCGTTCATCCGCATAGATTCGTAAAAGTAATTCGGCCTTCGTGCCTTTATCATCCACGTCGTTATCCCGGCACCATTGGGCCACAACTTCGCGGTTATCCCGCGCCGTCGGCAATTTCACTTTTCCCGTGGTCTCGGCTGCCCCAGTACCCGGATCGGCAGAAGTGGCCGCAGGGGCCGACTGTGCGCCTTCTGAGGCATCCTGAGCTGCTTCAGTGGTTTCGTCGGATTTGGCGGTTTCTTCATTTGGGGCGTCTGGGGGAGTTTCCTCCTCACCAGCTTCCTCCACCGTCTCCATCGCTTCTTGGATTCCCTCGTCAGCAAGCATTGCCGCACGGAGCTCTTCCGTTGACCATTCTTCCTTGACCGCGACTCCATACTGTTCAGCGATTTCAACCAGGGTGGCATGATCGGCTTCATTAAGGTCTACCGTTTCGTCCACCTCTGTAATCTCAGCGGCTGGTTCCTCCTCACTGGTTGTCCCGGCTTCGCTGGTTGATTGGTTATGGACCTCCAGTAGTGCTGCGCGAAGGGCCTCTGTTGACAAGTTTTTGTCTACCTCCATCCCGATCTGGGATGCACATTTAACCAGCTCAGAATGGTCGGCTGTTTCGATGTCTGCCATTTCATCTGGATCATCCTCGACTGGCGGAAGCTCGCTGGTCGATTGGTCATCCGTGTCCTCGGATGGGTTTACATCTACGCCATCCGGGGGTGCAACGGAAAGCCCTATCCTGTCAATAATATCAGCCTTACTGCCGCCAGCTTTGATGCCGTTCGCCTATGCAAAGGCACTAACCTCAGCGAAACTGGCATTATCAATCTTTAGAAATAATTCAGAAGTAGCAGACTCCCTCTCAACAGCGGTTTTCCTCTCAATCTCCTCCGCACGTGCGGAGGCGGCTTTGTCGGCAGCTGCCTTTGCGGCAGCTGCTTTTGCAGTAGCGGCTTCCTCATCCGTCGTAATATCCTCGACGGTATAATTGCGCTGCGTCTGGGTGAAGAACTCAGCCTGCTCCGGTGTAAACTCGGTCGCAATACCCTCGACGAACTTGACTTCTCCAACGGACGTTACACGGGTAACTGTACTGTCATTGGGTGCTCGTAAAATTTTCATCTTATTTTCCCTATTTTATTCCGTGGACCCCTGTGCCCGGAGAGGAGCATTCCCCCCTCCGGGCATCAAGGCCAATGAATTACGACTACCTATACGGTCGGATCAAATTCTGATTCGGACCACCGCATATTGGTGAACATGACGTGGTACGTCCCGCCCACCCGAGAATTCCGCAGTTTCTGAATCCGCAGATACAGATACAGCATATAGAGATAGGGCCACCCTACGATGCTGTTCAAACCGAATGCGAGTTCCATCCGCACGAAGGGCATGAGCTGCCGATAATCAATCGCGTCGGTTTCTGGGGCATTGGAAATCAGCATGGAAGTTGATGTCCCCGGTAGGATGAGATTCAGGTCTACTATGTCGGTCGTGCCGGTAGCATCGTCAATCGCAACATCTGCGATCCAGCGGCAATCTGCGGCACTGGTGGCACCCAGGGCGCTGCGGTATATACGCAGGCCGGTGATCGTCGCATCATTACAGGTAACTGTCAGGGTAATTTTTTCGCCAGCGGCAACCGTGATAGCGGCTCCTGTGGCGGTACCCAGAGATTGACCGTCGGCATCGACTGAAGACACCTTGTAGTAGTAATCGCCCGCGTCACCTGCTCCGAACTTGGAGCTGGAATCGCTGGCCGTAGCACCGGTTACGCCTGTCGGCTCTGCCGGGGCGTCATCGGTGTTCGGGAAGTCAGCGGTCGGCGCTGTCGCGCCCGCGCTCTCACCACTGGGATAGAAGGTATCAATCGACGGGGCAAACTTGAAGTGGGGATCGGCCCCAGCTCCCCAGCCCGAATAGGCGAAGTCACTGTAGTAACCCGCTGCGGGCTGACCAAGCAACAGGTCCCGAGCTCCGGCCTGCTGGGCACCGGGTAGGTTCACCCGGCGACTGACCGGCAGGATTTTGTTCAGGTCAGACTTGACCTTCGTGGGCATGAGCATGTGAGTCGCAATCCCGTAGTTATTCAGGATGCGCTCAGCCCCAATGTCCAGCTTGTCCTCTGTGATGTCACCGCCCTTACTGTAACTCTGTGAGCCAGTGGCCCGGCAATCTACAATGGCGTCGGTGAATCCCGCGTTGTATGCGGCCAGAATCTGGGTGTATAGCCCGTCAAACTGGGTAGGCATCATCGCGGAATTGCCGAAGATCGTTGCCAGCTCGACACCTTCCAAAACGGTGACGGCGGCAGCGGTGTTAATTATTTGATGTTTCTCGGCATAAGTCTTGGTCACTTCCATTACTTGGCTTAGGTCTCTCATATCGCGGATGAACTTCGTTGCATCCACATTACGCGAGAGGGTCACGTCGGAGACTTTGGGAAAAGCAGTCTCAGAACGCCACTTACCAAACGAGTGGCCATGTTGGGTACTGGTGCCATGATCGGACAGGTCCATCCACTGGTCAAGGACCGCGTAGACGGGTTTTTTCCGAAGCATGTTGTAGATCACCAATTGGCTTTTGTTTTCAGCAGTCACCTTTAGGTCGGTGTCGATATTCTCCACACTGATCGCTCGGCCACCTGCCAGGGTGTCCAGATCGGTCATGCCGGAGCCGACGCCTTCACCTGCGGTGAGAGCTTTTTCCAAGCCATGCGCTGAAAACACAAGCTCGCCGTTCTCAATCAGCCCCTTGTTAAGGATATTGAGCTCGTCGAAGCTGATGTTCGGATTCAGTAAATGCATGATTTAACTCCTAATCATAGGGTTGAAAATGGGCCTGTCTGTTAAAAGGGACAGGCTAAACTTTGGTTTTATCCAAAACGAGCTTAACCGTATCGTACTCACGATTGCGGAAAGCATTCTCGGCAAGCGACATCTCTTTGCTAGTGATCTTGCCTGCTTCGGTCCCAGCGGTCAGGCTCTTCTGGAGCTCTCCCCAATTCTGGGGAATTCCTTCAGGCTTACCGGAGCCGTTGCCATCACCCCTTCCCTCGCCTGCAATGGCGAGGTCTTGGATGTTGACCGGCGAACCGGGCCGAGATTTCAGGAGGGCCGTGACAGCAGTTGCGAGATCGACCTCTTTCTTGCCGTCAGTAATCGTGACCGACTTCCTGAGTTTTTCGATAGCTGCATTTTGGATGTCATACATGGCCGCCACACCTTCGAGAGCTTTGGCCATTGCACCATCACGCTCATGGTCATAGGCGACTTTTTGCTCGACCACTTGGGTCAAACCCGTCACGCCTTTTTGGAGGGCGACCAGCATGGGCGCGGCATCGAAGTATTCTTCGTCTCCCTCGCCCGGAATGGTTTCAAATTCGTCCGCTACTCCAATATCATCCCCGGCATCCCCGGATTCGACTGACTTGAATATGCGGTCTTTGATTTCACCGAATTGAGCACTCAGGCTCTTCAGCAGGGTAACTGTCTCCTGCTCTTCGCCTGCCTCTGCTCCGGCTGCTTCCCCGCCAGCTTCGCTGGAGCCGTCATCCTCCTGCTCCTCGGGGAATAAGGATTTTGCCAGTTTGCCAGCGGCTTCTTCCTCGTGTCCTTCACTGATGAAGAATTCGGTGGCTTTTTCGACGGTTTCAAAAGTCTTCATGGATTGACTCCCGGTTGTTGACTTTTTAATAGACTTTTTCTTTTTCCGTGGCTCATCCTTAGAACCAACTGATCCTTTAAGGCTTTCAGCGGTCTCTTTGATCTCAGTGTCCACGTTCTCTTTGGCAATGGCATCCCCCCCGGTCTTCTGGGCTAAGTCCTTACTGGTCGGGGTGGCTGTCATTGCCTTTTCTACCTCACCCTCATAATTCAGGGATTTGGCGAATGCTGTGTGGTTCTCCTGAAGTGCATGGAGATACACAGACTTATTGACTGGGCTGGGTGTGATCACTACGTTGATCACTTTCGCCTTACGGATTCCACCCTTGGTGGCTTTACCGTCGGTATAGTGGCCCTCGACGGACCAGCCCAAAGTTTTTTGATGCTCGGGGAATCGGCGGTTATGCGCCTCGATGCTCTCGATTAAACCCCATACCTCATCTGCCAATTTGCGGCCAGGAAACAGAGCTCCCTTGATCAGTGTCCCGCCCTCGGCAGTAGTCACCCTCTCATGGGGTGCGCCGATTATATAAGCCGGATCATTTAGGACATGCTCATATTTGAGCCAGCCCCTGTCATCAAAGTAGGACCAATCAAGAGATTTACTTATCAGTCGTTCATGGTCTTCATCCAAAGCTGAATTCGTGATCTCACCCCAGATCAATCGGGAGGGCAGTTTCGTCGGATCACTATCATCCCCCGCTACTGCGGAGTCCAGCGATTTCTGGAGGTGGATCACCCCATGCAGGATAAAATCTGGTTGGCGTTCTTGTTCTTTACTCATTGCTGATATAAAAAAAGCCCAGTACCACTATGGGAACTGGGCCTCCGACCTATAGCATTATTAGTGTATGCTGTCCTTTGCCTCGGGGGCAAATCTACAATAGGATCGGGGGGAATGTCAATAACTCTTCTGCCATATCTGTCAGGGGGGTCTGCCATATATGGCAGTCCGTCGTCTATTAATTTTGGGTAAAAAAAAAGCCCCCAGACATCTGGGGGCTTTCATTGGGGGGGGTCAAGCAGGTCTACCGAAGTGGTGATGGAAGTGATTCAGTGCCTTCTGGGCTATCTGGCTAAGGAAGCGTATTGCTCGGGTATCGACTCCCACTTCGAGCGGCCCTTGGATTCGGATCAATGCCGCTGCCAGCTTGGGAGCTGACTCTCGCATACATCTCAGGGTATCCCAATACCCCTTGCCACGGTAGCCATATTCGACTGATCCCATTACTACCTTGTCGGTGGGCCTGTCGATCTGGACCCGGACCCGTTTGACCAGGACCTTGCCACAGGTCAGGCAGTGGCGAGGGGGAGCTTCCTTCCGAGCCTCGACTTCCAGCGGGGCGCGTTCGCTCATTGGCATCGTTAGCTCATAAGGTCCCTTCCCCTTCACCAACTTCCCAACTACATGCCGGTTTACCGCCAGGGGAAAGGTCTCACTGTCCCAGTAGTTTCGGCGTTTAGGTGTCATACTTCCACCCGATCCTTTCTGACTGCAAGCGGCCTACCACATCCCAGCCATCCGGGACATCCGGCACGGTTTCATTATCGAAGAGGATGCGAGGATCGGCAGTCCATTCGATTCCCCGGACCCGGACATCATAGAGCACCAAATCGATCAGCTCCTCTATGTCCTCACAGGGCAGGCCACCTTCAGCATGGTCGAACGGGTACTCCAGTTTGATCGGCTGGCCGTTGGCCCGCTCCACGACTACTGACGCCATCCATAGATTGATCTGATCCATCAGGTTGCGCCCGTAGGTCCAGATCAGCAACTGGGTGGCCGACTGCTGCATTGGATACAACGTGGTTGATCCATGCAGGTAGGTATCCAGTTTGCTCAGGGTTTCGCGGTCGTAGTCGATCCCGCACTGATCTAATAGCCAGATCAATCCTGCGAATCCCGTACTACCGCCGTGCTTGCCAATCCCGAAGCCACTCAGTTCGATGGTGCTACCATCGGCCCCGATCACGGATGTTCTCGTTTCCATCCCGTTCTCGCCAGCCCAACTAATCGTGACTTGGGCAACCGGGTAGACCGTATGCCGATACTCCAAAAAGAATTTCTTGGATACATCCGTCACCCCATAGCCCATATCTATAAGATAGGTAGGTCCCTCGACATCGACTTCCATGCTGGTGCAGATCGCACAGCCTCCCGACAAGATCAGGAATCCGCCGGGCTTGCAGCGCTCCATCCATTCCCGCAGTTTCTCTCGCTCAGGCTCCACGGCCCGCTCAAGTAATGCCTTGATGCTATCACCAGACCATTCGAGCCGGTTGGACGCGACACCCCCGATGAAGACGAAAGCGAAGGTTTTGTGTTTGTTCATCTCATTCATCGTGTAGCCGTTCCTTTCTGTTAATGAAACATCCCCCCCGGCGGCCACCGGAGGGGATGTTGGTTAAAAGGTTGATGATTCAGTGACTGCCGGTGCTACCGCTGGTTAAGCCAGATAACGCCGGGTCCAACTGATGCCGGAGTGCCGTGCGCTGGCTCGGGTATATGCCATGTGCCTATTGTGGTTCCCCAATAGTAACTCGACAGGATCAGAATAAATATTCATCCTTCTATCCCGTAGCATACTCTGGAGGCCGACCGGTGTGGCGACGTATTCGTTTCTTATGCTGCTATCGAAGGGCGAAAATACTCCCTCAGCAATACTGGTTATCTCAACCTCCGTAAGTATGATGTTTGCCGTGGTTCCATCCTCGAAGACCATTTCGGCTATTGCGGCAGGGGCAAATTCAGCATCGACCGTGCTGTATTTCACGCCCCCATACCAGCCTCCAAACGCGACCAGGGCCACGAAAAGGACTGCTATGAAACTGAATATGTTTTTCATATTCACACTCCTGTTGTTTATCGTTCTCTTGCTCGACTGTGCAAGTGGTTGGAATCTACGAAGTTATCGGGCCGGGAGCAAGTGCCCCCGGCCCTTGTTACCACAGGGATCAGGCAACTGCAACGGAGTCGAACTCGGCCCCATTGAAGAGCTCGTGGAGTCGCAGGTGGCGCTCCATTATTTTGTCCGGCGGTGTCCGCTTCAGGGCAGCGGTGATGGCGTTGTAGAGGCTCCACTGATTCCGTGGCTCGAAGTCCTTGTGAGTAGGATTCTCCCACTCTCTCCGAGCTTCCGTCATCATGTGGTTGCTCAATACCCGCTCGCCGTAAAGCTGCCCCAGCACCCGGTAGGCGCAGAGGTCGCTGACATCTCTGTCACGCATCAGCATGGCGTCATCGATCACCGTGTCGAAGTTGCCCTCGGCCTGAGCGATCCTCGATAGAATTGCTTCCTCAAGGTCCTTCCAGATATTCGGGGTGTGCTTTCGAGCGTAGGTGATTCCACCGGCCAGCATCAGATTATCGCAAACGAAGATACTGGCACCGGCAGCGAACTTGGACGGTAGGGACTTATCGTAACTGTTCACGATGCCAACGCAGAGTCCCATTTCATCGTTGGCTTTTCCATTGGCGAATCGCAGGTGGCCAAATAATTGCCTCCCGTCCCGTGCGAGGCCAAAAGCCTCGTCCGAGAGATTGACCGGCAGCACGTCGCATGTGAGCGCAATCACCTTCGCAATCAGCAGCTCGTGAGCCACTGGCGTATAGGTTTTGGTCTCACGCGGCAACGGCACCGCCTGAATCTCCTGCCGGGTTGCAGGTTGTCCACCGCAATGCAGCATTAGTCCTTCCATCTGATTTCCTTTCGTTGAGGGGTTGTTATTTGAAGGCTGTCACGACCTTGAAGAGCCTCTGCTCGGTCAGGTCGTCAACTCTGATCTTGATCTTTCCGAACACATCCATCACGATGCTGCCGCTCGCTTTGCGGCTCTTGGTTGAGAGTATCGAGAGACGGACCTCGTACTCGTTGTGATGGCTGTTCCTCCAGACATTCTTGGCCGGGATGTTCAAGGCCGCCCTCACCCGCTTTATAGCGGTGGCGAATTTGTCCCAGCGGGCCATGTCCTTCAGCACTGAAGCCTTGCCTTTGTCGTAGGTCGCCTGCTGGATTTCCAGCATCTTTACGACGGCATTGGCCTGTACGTGCCGTGGCCGCTCCCGGTCAAACGTGATCTCATTGTCACCACTGTAGACCGTCCGCGTCAGAGTTTTCTCTCGCGGCTCGGTGATCTCGACTCGGGTAGTACCCCAGGCGTGAACGACCACGCGCTTGAGTCCCGCAGCATCACTGCGGCAGCTATAGGAATTACCCAGTGTGGCGAATGAGAGCTTCAATTCCTGAAAGAGCCGGTCCTTTTTGCCGCTTTCGATCAGGATGTAGTCGGCACTGTAGCCCTTCCGGCAGCCGCCGAATTCTTCCTTGATCCGGCGGAACTTATACCGGCTGGCTTCCTTGCCCAGATTCTTGCTGATCGCAATGATCAACTCCCGGATGAGCTTGCGCTCTTTAGCCAGCTCCGGGGAGCCGGTGGTTAGTGTGATTTCTGGCATGTTGTTGATCTCCTGTGTTATGGATTGAGGGATCAGGGGGAAGTGTGAGGGGCCAGTCGCCCCAGGTGCGCCTCCCCCTGATTCTCAGTTGATGGCCTACCGCTCTTCGCAGTATTTAATCAGCCGGTCGAAAGTCCTCACCGCTCCGGTGGCTTCTTTCTCCTCGGCAATCTGCCGAGCTCTCCGGTAACTGGCGATGGCAGCTTCGACACTGCCTTCGTACTTGATGGTTAATTCGGCAGCTGATTTGATATTGGCCTTTGTTGGTTTTTTGGGCATGTTGCCTCTCCCTTCACTATCATTATACATCCAACTTCTCAGTCCGTACAATCGGTACAGAATTACGCTGGATAAAGCGGTGGTGCCGAAATGGCCCCTTTTGCTTTTCGAAGGTATCTATGTACCGGTTTATTATGGACTTGGAACTGGTGCCGAATTAGGCCCCAACTCGTCGTTCGGCTTCGACCTCAGCGTCATGGAGGGCTATCGTCTGGATGACGGCATCAATCCATTGCTGGACTTTATCATCCATGCAGATCGGTACCACCCGGCGGCCATTGCAGCCATAGCAGGTTACGGCATAGTCGCCACGATGGTAGGCTTCTGCAAAATCCGGGTCATCCGCGAAATCCTCTGCTGATAAACCATTCGCATCGATGGACGGATTGACGTGCGTTCCTTTGCCGTCACAGGTCGGACAGACCTCAAATTTGATCGGCACACTTTTCACGATCTCTTCTCCGTCGTTATCATGGTAGCGAACGGTTGCAGTCATCGATTTTTCATCGATGGTTTCATACCAGCGATACTTCGCACGGACCCGGTGGTCGGTTGCGTAGCTCATGTGATCCCTTTCTGTTAGCAGGTTCTGGAGTCTAATGCGTTGTCGGCCTCTTCATTCAAGGCTGTGGCTCGTTCCAGCAGCTCCTTGCGATTGCCTATGAAGTTTCCGCCCCGGTCAGTGATGCCGTTGACTCGCGCCCACTGATTCCAAGCTACCTTCCGGCCCAGTCCGACCGTCGTGTTGGTACTCGGGAAACTGTCGGCATTCCGTACCATGTCTTCCCAGCTTGCACCGAACTCGATTTCATCATACCGGGAGTGGTGGCCAGTTAAAGCCACGTACTCCATATTCAGCGCTCGCATGAATAGGTCCGGGTGTTTGGCCGCCAGCCAGAACATCTCCCACTGCTTCGATGCCGGGCAGAAATAGCAGGCGCTTTTGATTGGGACTGGCAGACCTTCCTCGACGATGGCCTTGACGCAATCCCCCCGGTCCCAGCCAAGTTGCTGGAGTGGGTACCGGTATCTAAAATTGGCGTCCTGACTTTTCAGGTTCTTGGATCGGCGGATGTCGGCCCGACCTGAGTCATAGCCAATCAGCTTGATCGGTTTGATCCCCCGCTCTTGGCATTCGAGCCAAAGCGGATGGGGGTCTATTTTGTTGTGAGGGGCCTTGCAGCCCATGATATAATGATCCTGCGGACCCTGTTTCCATTTGATACTGCACGACTTCATTCCGAAGGCGAGACTGGGGAGGGTTTCGTTGCTGACGCAATTTCCCTCCAAGGTATCGTATGGGGTCTCCGGCAGGGTGACTTTTTTGCAAACGGTGGTCCGGGGAAAGCCTACGCTCTCCAGCCAGTCGTCAAGTATCGCCAGGGCTGCATAGGTCTCAGGTTTTTCGGCCTCCAAGTCCGCGAACGTGATCACGTCCGGGATAATGCCCTTCCTTTTCAGCGCTATGACATGGGCGTATGAATTGACTCCCCCCCCGTTGCATACAATCAGGGGTACGTCGCGGGGGATACGGATGTACCCCCGGCGCTTTTTGGTTTTGAATAGTGACTCCTGCATCATTGCAACTTAAAGAGGGTTACCATTCGCTCTTCAGGTCCAATTTTAAGACCCTCGCCAAGACGGATGTCCGCTATTGCGAAGGCTCCACTGGTATCGATGAAGAACTTCTCCAGATGGCTCTTCAATGCCGCCAACTCTTTTTCGGCCACTGTTCGGAAATGGCTGGCTTTACTGTCACTTTCGATAGCCCCGGTGGTTTCGGACGCAAACCTCTCAGACCTCCGAGTCCCCTCGGTATCAATCGGATAGCTGACATCTACTACTGCAACAAGACCGACGTAGTGGAACTCTTTGGCCTGATATGCGGCTTCTCTGTGAGGGTTTCTCTCCTGAGTGCTTGGAATATTTCCGAGTATTTCAATCAGAAGGTGGTCGATACGTACTGGTGATGATCCCATGATTATTCTCCTATGGTTGTGGTTGAAATTGTGTCAGCCCTTATAGTGTCCCTTAGATGCAAGATTGCGGATCAGGTCCGCCAGCCCCTTATCATCGGTGACAAATAGGCCCTGCGCCCAGACTCCATAGCCTTTACCCTGATCCGGGTAGGGGCTATCGCTGAAGCGTGTAACCCAAAGCCCCTTAATCTTGCCCTTGGGTTTCTGCTCGTAGACACCTTCGGGATATTGAGTACCCAGTATCCACTTCAGGAGGCGTTTGGTGACTCTCACGGTGAACTGTTCTGATTCCTTTTTTTCCATGATCTTATCTCCTGTGATTAGATTGAAAATCTTGCTGAGGACCTATGCCAGATATGGCAGGGGGGGGTATGACATATCTGGCAGTCCGTCCTCTATTGTTTATGGCCCAGCGGGTCCGTTGCGATAGCCTACGCAACTGACCACAAACCCCTCGCCGCCCGGTAGGCCGGTGACTTTATCGTCAACGACATTGAGCCGCACTTCAGGTCTGATGGCTGTGAAAAACTCGATGGCCGCTTCTGTGACATCGATTACTTGGCCGGGTACCACTGCGCTGATTGGTGCTCGCCAGTCGGCTGGGTCCTTGACCCTATCGAAGGCTGCACTCAATTCGTCGCGGGTGAATCCCTTATGAACTTCAACTCGCTCTGACATAGTAGAGCTCCTTTCCCTGTGGTTGAAAGTAGCGCGGGTATCGGGGATGAACCCGGTCGCGGCCCTATGTCCGCTTACCCGCTGGCCGCTTATGATACGGCTGCTGAGTAGATTATGAGGATGACCGGCGCTGCCTTCAGCACTACGCTCGGCCAGGGGTTGTGGATGAAGAATCGTTTGATGCGTTTCATTGTGCCGTCCCCTGTGTTGGTTTAGCGTCGAGGGGAAAACCTCTCCCCCTCTCACCAATACTATACATCCAACATTTTGAACCGTACAGATGGTATAGAATTACGCTAATCCGGTTCCAGGGCCTCCCCGGCATAAGCTGGATCGAAGTAGACATCCTTCCGGTACGGATAGTTGTTCGCATAGCATTCATCGCAGTAGTTGCCGGTGGGAATGTTGTAGGCATCGTATCGCCGGGTAGCGTCTCGGCTGTCGCATCTATCTCCTCGGCATTGGATACCTGTCTGGGAGTCAGGCATGATGTGATCCTTTCTATGGGTTATTAATCCCATTTATATGGCTTAATAAAGCCATTGTTATGCTGCCTGCCAGGGGGGACCTCTCGGTAGTCCCCTCCCAGCAGGACAGCTCCACAGGGAGACTCAAATTCTGTGGTTAGGCTTCATCTTCCGTGGCCTCCCATTCGCCTATTACATGGCCGTCAGGGTCTAAGAATGACCTCCCGGTTTGGCCGCCTGCAATATCGGCAACCATTGGTGTCAGCAGTCTTTCGATCCCTGACAACTTGGCGAAATTGCACCCTTCGGTGTCTCCGCCATCGCATTTGCAATCCTTCGCGTCGTGGAAGGTTGCATTATCGGTGTTTATTGTTGCAGTTATTATCATGGTGATCCTTTCTATTAGTATGAGTCAAGTCAATCATTTGTGCTGTCTAACCATTTGCTGTATAAAGGCCGTGAACTCTTTATGGTCAATAATCGGCACCTCCGAAGAGACGCCCCGAAACGACTGATATTGCTGCACCATTATCCCGATGAATTCAATGTAATAGAGATTGGTGGCCAGTTCCTCATTACCTATCAGGGCGAGGTAAGCAACATATCTCGGTTGGTATTTCATGGTTTTTTCTCCTGTGGTTAGTTCATTATCTGCATCATATTATGTACGACCGGCATCCAGGAAAGGATCGCAAATATGGTCATTGTCCTCTTGTCATCTGGATACCGTTTTGCATAACTGTAGAACACTATTGACAACCCTACTTTCGTAGCGATATATACTGGTCGCTGAGTCATTAGAGGATTGATCTCTATGCCGCCTTCCATCAATATTATTTCCGTGCTCAACAGGTCTGCTGCCTGTCCACCAAGCGCCCAGACCAATACCTTGCTTGTATCTCTCTGCCCGTTCAGCGTCGTGGCAAGCAGGATTAATACGAGTATCTGATATAATTTCATGGTTTACTCCTGTGGTTGATAAGAATCGTGCCAGCCCGAGAATCGAACTCGGGCGGGAACCGTTCTGGCTTAGGCCGGTACTGCTTCGGCCTCTTGATGAGTATTGCACGGGCTGAATACTGTGCCGTCTTTCGACGATTTGCAGCCGCATTCCTTGACCGTGATCCCATTGAGCTTA